AAGCTCTTATATAAGAGTTTGACAAATTCACTTGGAAAATCCCGCACCCGCACCTCTCTCAGAGAGAATGCGGTTCGTAGGGCTTCCGGATCATCTTCCAGATCAACCCAGTCGGCCCGTCCGGCTAATAGTGGTGTTGAGGTAGATCGCTGGGCAGTTCTTGCTGGAATCAACAAGGACAACTAAGTGACAACCAATAACAACAATACTATTAGTATTAGGAGAAAACAAAATGTCTAAGAATTTTTCACTCAATCAGCTGACAGAAGGAATTCGTCAGCGGCACTTGGGTCTCGCTAATCGTCGTTTGATCGAGAAATGGTCCCGTACGGGTCTGCTTCGCGGTCTGGAAGGCGTCAGACGAGAAAACATGGCAATGCTCATGGAAAACCAAGCGTCTCAACTACTTCGTGAATCCAATTCACTCGGTGATGGTGGCGGTACCGTTACAAACGCCGGTGATATTCGTGGTTTCACAAATATCGCGTTTCCAATTGTACGCCGGGTATTTGGTGGACTGGTTGCCAATGATTTGGTATCCATCCAACCGATGAGCCTTCCCTCTGGGTTGCTCTTCTATCTTGATTACGCCTACGGGTCAGGTCAAGGTGCCGCAGCATCGCAGGTAGGTGCTACCGGTCAAGATGCATCTAGTACATACACAGAAGGTGATTCAATCTATAACTCGCCTAATGGTGCTAACATTGCTGCAGGATCCGATGGTCAGGGTGGTCAATACGATCTCGCTGGTAGCGGTTTTTCTAAGGTACATGAACAGATCGCCGGCGCAACTGCTATTACAGCAGGTGTAGGTGGCTTCAGTGGTGGTAACTTTGCTGTAACAAGTAAGATGACAAGCTCTGGTGTTGATGCTCTTTTGACGGGCTTTGATCCAGCGTTGATGGCTGAACTTGATGACCAGTCAGGTTCCTATGTGTTTGTGGTACTACCTGTTAGCTCTTTTGCTAATATGGATATCACATTGGTAAAGGACCTTGCGCTGACAAACAGTGATGAAGCCGGTGCTGGTGTTCCGGACGATAGAGTCCAGTCTAGTGGTAATTTACTCCATAATGTACGCCGATTGAATCGAGTCGGTGACTGGGATGCTGCTGCTGCTGCTGCTGGTAACAACCCGTGGACGCCTAACCATATTGACCCCGCACATATTATGACGGTTTGTAACACTACTGCCCTAGGTAATGACCTGGCTGTAGCGGATGTTTACGACGTATCGTTTGTGTTGAGTCCTAACCGCGTTGGTGATGCTGATAGCACAGGTTCTAGTCTGGTAATTCCGGCTTTTGAATCTAACTTTGGAACTGGTGATACTTCTCCAGTGATTCCAGAGATTGATATCAAGATTGAATCGGTCGCTGTTACTGCTGCAACCCGCAAGCTCCGAGCTCGTTGGTCGCCAGAATTGGCACAGGACCTTAATGCTTACCACAGCCTTGATGCAGAGGTTGAGCTTACCCAGATCCTTTCTGAGCAGATTGCTCTAGAGATCGATCGGGAAATCCTCAATGATCTCCTCGTTCAGGCTAAGGGCGCTAACCTTCACTGGTCCCGCGTTCCTGGTAACTTCCTTAATAAGGAGACAGGTGCTATTGTAACCAACATTGGTGCTGGTCCATCCTTTACGGGTACTGTTAGAGAATGGTATGAGACTCTTGCTGAGACGATTATCGATTGTGCTAACACCATCCACCGTAAGACGCTTCGCGGTTCCGCCAACTTCATTGTTGTTGGTCCTGATGTTGCGACGATCCTTGAAGCCTCAGTGCTTTATCGACCATCTTACAGCTTGGATGGCGACGGACAGGTTGGTGCTCCTTTCACACTTGGTTGTGAAAAGGCTGGTACTCTTAGTAACCGCTTTACGGTTTACAAGGACCCCTATTTCCCACGAAATAAGATCCTTGTTGGTTACAAAGGCGGAAGCTATCTGGAAACAGGTTATGTCTACGCACCTTATGTGCCACTTATCGTTACCCCGACGATTTTCGCCCCTGAGGATTTCACTCCTCGTAAGGGTGTTATGACTCGATACGGTAAGAAGATGGTCCGAGCGGACTTCTACGGTACTGTAACGGTTCAGAATCTCAACATTATCTAATAGATAATTAGAGTTCAATTTCGACGGGCGGCCTTTTGGCCGCCCGTTTTGTTTTTGGTCATTTCAAAATATTCTGGTTCATCCCGGTGTCAACCCGGCGTCGTGCCCCATATTTATTCTTGAGTTCGCGGGCTGGAGTAACAAATGGCAATATTCGCAAATACATTGAACCCGACACCCTTTGGGTTTTTTAATGATGATTCCGGGTTTCAGTTTGAAGCTGATGCGCTGGTGACATTTGTTAAGCGTAAATTGGGCGACGATATTCTTAGTGTTGAGCTAACAAAAAAACAAATATGGGCATGCTTTGAAGAATCATTTTTAGAGTATGGTTCCATTGTTAATCAGTATCAAGCTCAATCTCACTTAATGAACCTATTAGGATTTCCTACAGGAAGTCATATGTCAGGAAGCTCCTCTGGTGATGTGAATATCGGTCTACATGGAAAAGAAAATACATTCCCACTAGAGAATCTTGAGTTCTTGCTGCGCAGGGCAGAACCATATGCAATGGAAACAGGTATAGGGGGTTCATACAATACAATGTCAGGCTCTATTCAATTAGAGAGGCATGTACAAGATTATGATCTATATGCAGACCTCCAGGATGAAGATGGAAATGCATTATTTGATAATCCTGCCAATGATCCCAAGACGAAAATAAAGATACTTGATGTATATCATTTTTCACCACAGGCTGCTTACAGATTTTTTGATACGACATCAGCAATAAATTATTTGAATAATGAGTTTTCGTTTGAATCGTTTACCCCAGAGACTGTATTTTATGTACTTCCTGTTTTTGAAGATATTCTGCGTGCAGGACAGATGGACATCTCTAACAGGGTGAGAAGATCAAACTATTCATATAAGACTTCAGGTACAAAAATACGAATCTTTCCAATGCCAACACAAGTTACTCCTAAAAAACTGTGGATTAGAATTGCATTTGCACCAGACCCTTTTAACCCAAGCTATCATGATGAACAGATATGGGGTGTCAGTAACTTATCAAATGTTCCATTTGGAAACTTTGAGTTCAATAAAATAAACAGCATGGCCCGACAGTGGATCCGACAGTATACACTAGCTGGTTCTAAAGAACTGTTAGGTTTAATTCGCTCCAAGTTTTCATCAGTACCAATCCCAGGTTCAGATCTAACGTTAAATGGTTCAGACCTTGTTGGCAACGGCCGAGAGGAAAAAGAAAAACTAAGAACCGAACTCAAGGAAATGCTCGAAACATTGACATACAGCAAGATGATTGAGGATGAGGCTACAACTGTAGAGAATATGCAAAAGATTTTGCGACACATTCCTGTGCCAGGTGGCAAAGCCATTATAATAGGATAGAAAATGGCCAGATTATTCATAACACCAAGAGAAGTAGATTTTATAGCAGACATCACTAAAGAAGTGACTAAAGATGTTGTGGGTCAAAAGATATTCTATTATGCCATTAGGGAGGACCTTACAAATGTACATGATGTATATGAAGAGGCTCCGGAGAAAGTCTTTAATCCACCAATAGAAATAGAGGCATTAGTAGAATGGGAACCCCAGGCCTGGAAAACTAATCGATTTGGAAGCGAGGAGATATCAACAATCGGTGTGTATATCCAATCTCGTGACTTACTCGATAAAGAAATTGAGGTTAAAGAGGGTGATTATTTTAGTTACGGTGCATTATTTTTTGAAATAACATCAATCATCGCTGACAAGAATATCTACGGCCAGGTAGAACATAAAACAGGTGTAAAAATTACAGGCAAGCAAGCAAGAAAGGGACAAATTGATTTCAAACCTATTGGCCCCACAGACGAGTCATTTACGGAGGAAGATGCTATTCAAACAGAGTTTGTCCAACAGCGTGGCTTTGAAGAAAATAAGCTTGGAGAGACGGGTGATGTTAGGCAATTACAGAAAGATGAAAAGCTGGATACACCAATTTCAGGACCACACGAAGTTTCTACAGAGGACCCAGATACCTCTACTACTGATTCATCATTTTATGGAGATGACTGCTAATGTCAACTAGGTTAAGCAAAGAACAGGAAGATTCAGTTTCTGTACCTACCGGATATGAGGGATATAATATTCCAGAGGATGAGTTTATCCCATCATGTACAATTGAAGATGTTGATAGGGCAATATTCAATTTATTCAATAAAGACCTACCAATGGTTTTTGAGTACAAAAATGAATCAAAGCGCATTCCTGTAATTTTTGCGACTGGAGAACGCTTCGCGGTATTGAGGCGAAAGCGCCCCCTTCGTGATAAACATGGAGCATTGATACTTCCCTTAGTATCCATTATGCGTTCCGGAATTGCACAAGATGTTGATAAAGGTATGGGCCCAGGCCAAACGGCTCCAATGATTGTTAAAAAGAAACTAAGCCCTAAGGATCCCGCTTATCAAGCATGGATAAATAAATTAGGTCTTGTTAATCAAGATAATCTTGCATCACCTGAGCATTTTATAAGTGAGGAACAGGGAGCCAAAGCCGGTACAGTTGCTTCTAGAAGAGCACCAACGTCAGCTCCTTCTCGCGATGGTAGGTTACTAGATCCGCAATTAGGAAAGAACGTTTTTGAAATTATTACACTGCCCCCTACAAAATTCTTTAATTCAACATATGAGGTAACCTTATGGGCCCAGTATACCCAACAGATGAATGGCATGATGATGGCAATAATGAGCTCATATCAAAATAATCATCGTAGAACGTTTCGAGTTGAAACTGATAAGGGTTACTGGTTTGTTGCATATGTCGATAGTGAGTTTAGTTCAGGAAGCAATTATGATGATTTTACAGATGAAGAGAGAATTGTCAGATGTACATTTACGGTCTCTATTCCAGCGTACGTTATCGCTAGCGATCATCCTGGTGGTATGAATCCATTGAGGAAGTTTATCTCTGCTCCTACTATAGAGTTTGGAGTTACTGAAATAGCTGGTCAAATTTTTGAACCATTATCCGGAGGTCCCCCGAGCGGAGACCCCTCGAGTTATATTTTACAAGATCTTGCCACCTGTGCTACACCCACCCCGGGAGATAGCATAGGATCTTCTGCTGTTGCATCGACATTAAATGCAGCAGGATACGATATTCCGGGAGGTAGTGTGGCATCTAGCGATTCTCGGGCAATAAATAATAATAGTGACGGTGGATCTGCTACTTCAGAGAAGCAAACCTCTACATTGGGGGGCAGTTCCAGTCGTTCTGAGACAACACTTTATAAGGTAGTAATAGATCCTTTTACGGGAAAATCAGTTCGCAAAGTTGTTAGAGTAAAATCTAGAAACCAGCGTAAGGGAGAGACCGTATATAGGGGAGGAATAACAATTGACCTCGGTAGGCTATAGTATGTTGAATGAGTTGAGGTTAAGAAGTTTGAGTATCTACCCAATACTTAGATAAGAGTGACATGAGCCCAAGGAGAAACTTTCATGGCTGAGCAAACATTCCGATCACCCGGATTTTTTGAAAAGGAAATAGATCTATCCGCGCGGAAGGTGGGACCTATAGGGACCCCGGCCGGCATCGTTGGAACCGCAGAGCGGGGCCCAGCGTTTGTTCCTGTTACGGTAGGATCATACGCGGATTTTGAGACACGCCTCGGTGGTTTAGACCCTAATCGATTCGGACCCTATGCTGTAAGAGAGTTCTTAAAGAACCGTAGTGCAGTTACATATTTGAGAGTACTAGGTGCAGGAGCAAATGATACTGCTGTAGATATGAGTACAACAAGTACCAACGGTACCGTTAAGAATGCAGGATTCAAACTAATACCTGCCCAAAATGATGATGCCGGCGGAACAACCGCACCTCCAACTGAGACAAGAAATAACTGCAAAGTACAATTTATTTGTGGTCGTCATAACGTTGATCAGATGGCCATGAATGGTTATCCTATGATGATTGATAATGATAGCTGTGGGGCTGCAGCTGCAGATGAAGATGTAAATCTCGTCCGTGGTATGGTTATGGTACCAAACACCGCAAAGATGATGATTATGGGAGGTGGAACAAGTCATGATTTCACCGCCACCGGTGGTACAGGCTTACCTGATTATGCATCTTTGGGTGCAGTGGGTGGTGCTGAAGCAGGTACATTTAAGCTTATTATTTCTTCTTCGCTTGGTAAGCCCTTTTCTGAAGGTGACGGTCATGCAGGAATACGCATCTTAACAGCTTCACTCGATCCTACCAACCGATCTTATATTGGTAAGGTATTGAATAGAGACCCACATAAGTTTGTAGAGATGCAACATTATCTCTATGCTGACTTTGCTGTAGAGGATGAAGTAGCTAGTATCGTAGATGCTAATGATTCAATGGGTGGTACAGCATCTGTTGCAATACTAAATGGTCATCCAACCAATGCTAGCGACGATACACCACTTGGTTCCGATGATGAATGGGAAAAGGTTTTCGGTAGATTCGACACACGCTATACAACACCAACGACACCATGGGTAATATCACAACCATTCGGTGGTACAGAGTATAAGCTATTCAGATTCGAAACGATATCAGACGGTGCATACGGAAATGATAAACTCAAGGTTTCAATTGCTAACCTTAGAGCGTCAACAGATCCAAAGGATAAGCACTGTACATTTGAAGTTCAGATTCGGCGTTTTGAAGATACGGATATGAACAAACAGATGGTAGAGCGTTATCCAGATTGTAACCTAGATCCTAAGAGTGATAGATTTATTGCTGCCCAGATAGGTGACTATAAGGTATATTATGACTTTGATCAGGAAAATCCTGATGAACGGAGATTGGTCATAGGTGGAAAATACCCTAACAGATCAGCTGCAATAAGGGTTATCTGTTCAGATGAAGTAAATCATGGTGATCCATGTGTGCCTACTGAGATTATGCCTTTCGGGTTCCAAGGAGTTCCGACACTCAAGACAACTGATTCATTAACAGACAACGCTGCTGTAGCATTGATGTTAGGTCCGGATACACTGGGCCAGGCCGGGGCTCCTGCCCGTCTAGATGGTGTTACAGGTGCACTAACTGCAGTGGATGATTTTCTCTTAGATTCAATTATTCCACCACTACCCTTTAGGTTCAAATGTACCAGAGGAAAGATTGATGATGGTGCTCATACGATTGTTGGTCAATCTGGTGTAGATGAAAAAGCTGACTCAAGACTATATTGGGGTGTAAAGTTTGAACGCACACCTAGAGAGAGTAATGTAACAGATGCAGTCTTAAATGCGAATGTATCGGCGCTTCCGAACCCATTGGTTTCTGCATATACTCAGTTCTTAGGGATTAGTAAACTGGATACCATGGTTACAGGATCAGCTGCCGACACTTTCAATAACAACAAATTTACTTTGGCTAGAGTCGCGCTAGTAGAGGATCAACTAAGTGATCTTGATAGCACTGCAAAGAGCCATATGTTAGGTGCTGCATACATACGTAATGGTGTACCTGACGCGTCAACATACAACATCGTAGATGGGTTTGGTGTGGATCGTGTGACAATGGCTTCTATTGTAAATGCACCGGTTACGGCAACTCAACCTCAAGGGGTTCTATTCAATAGATTTACTCCCTTTGCGAAGTTTACATTACCATTCTCTGGCGGGTTCGACGGATTGAACATTCTCGACCGCGATTGTGCTTATATGAATGATAGAGCATGCTCTACTGCCATTAACACAGATGGGGTAAACGGCCTAGCTGCTGCAGGCGGACAGACTCCTGGATTAGGTGATACGGATAAGATCGTAGGTGAAGGTCGGCAGAATAACGTTACAAATTCTTATAATGTTGCAGTCCACCAGATGACGGATCCAATGACGGTTAACACTAATATCTTATGTGTTCCTGGTATTCGAGATGCCTTTGTATCTGATTTTGCATCCGATAGAACTAGAGAGTATTCAAAATCTATATACCTAATGGATCTTGAAAATTACTCTGAAGATAATATGCGATTGTTTATAGGCTCTTCAGCACATGATGACCTAAAGCCAGACATTAGAACAACCTCAGAAAATTTTGAGGGTCGTGCGATGGACAATAACTATAGTTCAACGTACTTCCCAGATGTGTATATCGATGACCCGTTTAATAATCTCAAGGTAAGGGTACCAGCTTCAGTAGCTGCTATCGCAGCCATGGGTTATAACGATAAGGTTGCTTATCCATGGTTTGCACCTGCAGGGTTCAACCGCGGCGCATTAGGGTTTGTTTCTAACGTAACAACAAGATTAAGCGCTGGGGACAGAGACGTATTATATGATGCAAGGATTAACCCAATTGCGGTATTCCCAAGTGGTGGGTTTGTAATCTTTGGTCAAAAGACATTGCAGATGAATAAGTCTGCACTTGATAGAGTTAATGTCCGAAGGATGTTGCTTGAGGTTAAGAGATTGGTGACTGGCGTTGCTGATAAGATTCTCTTCGAACAGAACACACCTCAGACAAGAGCAAGATTTGTCGGGGGTGTAACTCCGTTACTAGCCCTGGTACAAGCACAGGCTGGTATCGAACAATTCTCGGTAGTTATGGATGATACCAATAACACAGTCGAGGATTATGAAAATAACCGCTTGAATGGTAGGATTGTCGTTGTGCCGACTCGAGCAATTGAGTTTATCGCAATAGACTTTATTATAACTAACAGCGGCGTAATATTCGCATGATGAATACCTATAAAAGGATAACAGGTAGGAGCAACAACAATGGCTGAATTGACCTTTAAGAGTGCCGGAGTAGCTACTCGCGAAATCGATTTAAGTGGACCGACGACGGTCAAGCCGCAGGGCGTACCTGCTGGCGTGATCGGCACCGCACTAAAAGGTCGGGCATTCGTTCCGATCACGTTCGCTACATATCAAGATTTCGTTGCAGAGTTTGGTACAACAGACGGCGAGAAGTTTGGACCACTTGCAATATACGAGTGGATGAAGAACTCTAGAGCGGGTACCTATGTAAGGACCCTTGGTGTCGGAGATGGCAACAGAAGAACATCTAGTGGCGATAATATTGGCAGAGTAAATAATGCCGGTTTCGTCGTGGGCACTGAGCAACCACAAAGTGATGGCTTTTTAGGCCAAAATGTATATGCAGGGGGTACTGCCGGTCAGCCGATGGTACAAGCGACTGTTGTTCTTGAACTTGATGGGGCCCTCGCGCCATCATTTGATATCGACGATGATGATGAAATCATTCTAACCGATGATTCCGGTGATACACTCACTATCAATTTTGGGGTTAACCATAGAAACACCATCACCCTTGCTGGTGCAGGTGGCGCTCTTGGTGATACACTCAATGTAAATATCCTCAATGATGTTGCTGCTGGACTCCGCATACAAATTTCAGATATGACCACAGCTGCTCCAACCCTGCCCCCCGGACCTTACGGAAGCATCGCGCTCATGGTTGCTGCTTTAGATAACCAGACGATCATAATACATGACCAGACGGGTGCACAACATGTAATGGAATTTGATTCCACCGTTCTTGTTGCTGCAAGCACCGCAACGACAATGGGCATTGCAGATCTTGGTGCAGCTCCACCAAACCTCTTCACCGGTGAACCCAGTTATGTGGTTGGTAATGCATCTCATGAGTTAATGGCGGCAGTATTGACATCGCTCAACGCCAACGCGGCCTTTGAATTGGATACACCTCCTGGTGCCGTTTCAAACCCTGGTTGGGGAATACTTGGTTGTAATCGTCCAATCTCTTGTACCATTCCTGGTGATTATTTAGATAACGATCCTACGGGTGATAGCATGGAAGTCCATGGTGGGTTCTTTGCAGACTCAACACATGGTACAGCTGCAATGGCCGCCCTTGGGAACGGACATATCAATATATGGCAAAACCAAACCCCACACCTAAACGCTGGTGACGGGGACATGCATTTCGATAATGGTGTCACAGCACCAACAACTCAGGCTCAATTGGCTGCCACGATAGCAAGCCTTGTAGCAGGCCCAGATGCATTTGGTAACTCGCTAGATCCAGTTATCACCATGACTGCTGTAGCCACAACACAGAATACTAACGCTGCTGTGGCGTTCACCCAGAGTAATACCGTGGTCAGCCCAACAACCCAGGGCACATTCGGCAACACACCTGTTACATTCCTCAACGGTT